GGGACGCCGCGGCGTCCCTTTTTTTATCTGCGATGCCTGCGCGTCGGGTTAACGACTTGGCAATGGGCTGACGGGAAAACCTAAGTGTTTCAATGTTCTGCGGTCTGTTGCTGGGTCGTTGAATTTGACGGATCTGCCGGGCCGTGACAGTCTGATAGGGCAGCAGATCCGGACGGAGGCCCCCAACCAAAGAGGCCCCGACAGATGACAACCTACCACTCCAACAGCGGCCATAGGCCCCCGTCGCGCAGTGCGGCCCCGGCACATAGCCCGGGGGCGCCCAACATGCGCCCGGAGCACCGGCTGGCCAAGACCTCCGGCCTGTTGATGTCGCTCCATGATTCCATCGAACGGCTCCGTCAGGAGGCCGAAGCGATGCTCTACCGGTTGCAATGTGACAGCGACGAAGAGGCGCTCAGCACGCCGCGCATTGCCAAGCTGGAAAGCCTGATCCGTGACAGTCAGAAAGTGGAGAAGACCCTTGTCGAACAAAGCCACGACCACCAGGCCGCTGCCGGTCTCGACCTTGATGCCGCCCGCAATGAAATCGAAAGCCGCCTGTCTCGCCTCGGCGCCAGTTTCAGCGCAGCAGGCCTTTCTGAACGGGCTGAGCGACCATGATCTTGCCGCGATGCCTTATGTCTTTGATCTGTGGTCCCTGCCGCATCAACGCGCCCCGCAAGGGGACTGGCGCAGCTGGGTCATCCTTGGTGGACGCGGCGCAGGAAAGACACGCGCCGGCGCCGAATGGGTGCGTGCGCTGGCCGAAGGGTCAACACCCCTGTCCCCAGGCCGCGCCCGGCGTATCGCCTTGCTTGGGGAAACCTACGATCAGGTTCGCGATTTCATGGTGCAGGGCGACAGTGGCATTCTCGCCTGTACCCCACCGGATCGCCGCCCCCAATGGAAAGCGACGGAGCGGCGGCTGATCTGGCCCAATGGTGTCACCGCGCAGGCCTTTTCCGCCCACGACCCGGAGGCCCTGCGCGGCCCGCAGTTTGACGCTGCCTGGGCGGATGAACTGGCGAAATGGAAACGCGGGCAGGACAGTTGGGACATGCTGCAGTTTGCGTTGCGACTGGGCACGGACCCGCGCGTCTGTGTCACCACCACGCCGCGCAACGTGTCTGTGCTGCGGGATCTGCTGGCGAGCCCGTCCACCGTGCAGACCCATGCCGCAACAGAGGCCAATCGCGCCAATCTCGCCGCCTCCTTCATCGAGGAGGTGCGCAACCGCTACGCGGGCTCACGTCTGGGGCGGCAGGAACTGGATGGGGTCCTTTTGCAGGATGTAGAGGGCGCATTGTGGTGCAACGCCGGTCTGGTGGGCGCGCAGGTGCGCAGCGCCCCGCCGCTGGACCGTGTGGTTGTGGCGGTTGACCCGGCGGTGAGCGCTGGCAAATCCTCTGACGCCTGCGGCATTCTCGTTGTGGGGGCGGTGTTGCAGGGGCCGCCACAGGACTGGCGGGCCTATGTGCTTGCCGATTGCACGGTGCAGGGGGCGCGGCCACTGGTCTGGGCACAGGCCGTGGTGGATGCCGCCCATCGCTTTGATGCGGATCGGGTGGTGGCCGAGGTCAATCAGGGCGGGGCGCTGGTGGAAAGCCTGCTGCGCCAGATTGATCCGCTGGTCCCGTTCCGCCCACGTCACGCCGCGCGCAGCAAGGGCGCCCGCGCAGAGCCGGTGGCCGCCCTTTATGAACAGGGGCGGGTCCGCCATCTGCCGGGGCTTGGCGCGCTGGAGGATCAGATGTGTCAGATGACCCCGCGTGGCTATCTCGGGCAGGGCTCCCCGGATCGGCTGGACGCGCTGGTCTGGGCGGTGGACGAACTGCTGCTGACGCCCGCCGCACAGCACCGGATGCCAAGGGTTCGGATGATCTGATAGCGACCCGTCCCTGACCCTCTGGCCCGAGCCTGCACCTCTGGAACTGAGCCTGCCCCGGAACCACGCCTTGAAACGCCCGCCATGCAACGGGCGTTTCATGCGTTTTATCAACGGTTTGGACCGGGTGTTGCATGGGGTGCGAACGCATCGCTCAAATTTCATTCAAATCTGCGCGGCATAAAGGTCTCACTCAAGACGCAACCGGCTCTCCGGCGATCAGACGCCCCGGACAGCCCGCCCGGCAAAAGGAATGGACCATGGTCTTTGACGTCCTGCGGCGCAAACCCAAGCCCGTTGAAACGAAGACAGCCGCCCCCGCGCGTGTGATCGGCTGGCACGGTGCATCTGCTCCGGGGTGGAGCCCACGGGACGCAGGGGCGCTCACTCGTAATGGCTTTGCTGCCAATCCCGTCGGCTACCGCGCGGTCAAGATGATCGCCGAGGCCGCCGCCGCCCTGCCGCTGGTTCTGCAGGATGACAACCGCCGCTATGACAGCCACCCGATCCTAGCCCTGTTGGACCGCCCCAACTGCGGGCAGGGCCGGGCCGAATTTCTCGAAGCGCTGTTTGGCCATCTGCTGCTGAGCGGCAATGCCTACATCGAAGGCGCGGGCAGTCAGGACATGGCGCAGTCCGCCCTGCCGACCGAGCTGCATATCCTGCGCCCCGACCGGATGAGCGTGGTGCCCGGTGCCGATGGCTGGCCGGTGGCCTATGACTACGAAGTTTCGGGTCGCAGGCACCGCTATGATGTGCGCTCTGCCAGCGCGCCCATTTGCCATCTGCGCAGCTTTCACCCTCAGGATGACCACTACGGGTTTTCAGCGATGCAGGCTGCGGCGATGGCGGTGGATGTGCACACGTCGGCGTCGCGCTGGTCAAAGGCGCTCCTCGATAATGCAGCGCGTCCTTCGGGCGCGTTGGTGTGGAGCGGTGGTGACGGCCAGGGCCTGATGGCAGAGGATCAGTTCCGCCGCCTGAGCGAAGAGATCGAGGCCAACTATCAGGGCGCACGCAACGCCGGTCGCCCGATGGTTCTTGAGGGTGGGCTGGACTGGAAGCCGATGGGCTTTTCCCCGTCAGACATGGAGTTTCAACAGACCAAAGAGGCCGCCGCCCGCGAGATTGCCTTGGCCTTTGGGCTGCCGCCCATGCTGATGGGGCTGCCGGGGGATGCGACCTATGCCAACTATCAGGAGGCCAACCGCGCCTTTTATCGCCTGACGGTTCTGCCCCTTGTGGCGCGGGTGACGGCGGCGCTGTCGGACTGGTTGTCGCGGGGCGGGGACGCTGCGCTGCGGCTGCGCCCCGATCTTGATCAGGTGCCTGCACTTGCCGCCGAACGCGAGGCCCAGTGGCGCCGCGTCAGCAGCGCCGATTTCCTGACTGCCTCCGAAAAACGCAGCCTGCTGGGCCTGCCTCCCATAGCGGAGGGTGCAGGCGATGACTGACCTCAGCCCGCCGCCATTCGAATGCGCCCCCGGTCTGCGCCTCAGCGCCCATGAACGGATTGCAGAGGTGCAGCAGCAGGCCATGACGCGGCGCCAGGAACAGCTGGAAATGATGCTGGAGCGGATGGAGCGGCGGCTTTGGCTGACGGTCTATGGCGTTGCCGCAGTGATCCTTGCCCAGGCGTTTCAGTCCTTTTTGGCAGTGCAGTAATGCACATGGTTTCAATGAGATAACAGGAGAAGGTGATGCAGTTTTGTCCGCATTTGGAACATAAATTCGCACGCTTCGGCAGCGATCTCAGGATTGCAGAGGCGGCGGATGACACGGTGGAAATCACGGGCTATGCCAGCCTGTTTGGTCGTCCCGATCAAGGCGGTGATGTGGTGCGCCCGGGGGCCTATGCCGCCTCTCTCAAGGACCGCGCCGCGCTTGGCTCTTCGGTCAAGATGCTGTGGCAACATGATCCGGCCCAACCGATTGGCGTGTGGGACGAGATCACCGAAGACAGCCGTGGTCTGCATGTGAAAGGACGCATCCTGACGCGCACCCACAAGGGCGCAGAGGCGGCGGCCCTGATCGCGGCGGGCGCATTGGACGGGCTGTCGATCGGCTATCGCACCCGCAAATCCAGCCCGCGGCCTGGCGGCGGGCGCGAGCTGTGCGAG